CGGGAGAATCCTTCAATCGACTTTAAATGTGAATCCAGGCGACACCTTTGCGATTACCATAGGAATCGGAGGCGCTGCGGGAGTAAACGGAACGGATACAACATTCGGCTCCTTGTCTACTGCAAGCGGAGCCTCATCGCCCAATGGATTTACAGATCCTTTCACAGAAGTGACCTATGCAGCCAAAGGGAAAAACGGAATGGAAGGTGGTAAAGGCGGCGATGGAACAAAAAGCGAAACAGCTACGCGAGCCTCTAATGGTGCAGATGTATTAAGCTTCATTGGTGGGCAAGGTGGTAATTACGAATACAAAAAGCGGGAAAGTGGAACACACGCAGGGAAGAGCGGCTATGCAGGCGGCGGCGGTGGTGGCGGCGCTGCAAACGGTGGAAACGGAGAAGATGGTAATGATGGCATGGTAGATTGGGTGGATAGTATTACCGGCTATGGCCCAGGATACCACTGTATTGGTGGAGCAGGCGGCGACGGAGGCGCGGCAAATATACCGCCAGAAAAGGAATCAGTGCCCGGGCAAGGCGGGATTGGTGGAGCCGGTGGCGGTGGCGGCGGTGGCGGCGGAACTCAAGTAACCACAAATGAGCGCTACAACGGATCAGGAAATTGTCCCGCTACCACGGGAGGCGCAGGAGGCTCGGGTTCTTCTGGCGGAGACGGCGCTCCTGGTTGTGTCATCTTGTACTACGGAATCCCCGAAACTGTAAAGGGAGGTCAGTTAAAAGACCGGACAGGAAAAATGGCA